CTTCTTTTAAAGACCCTCTGACTTATCTTTCTATAGATATTATGGGGACATCAAACGTTTTAGACTATGCCCGCAGAAGTGGTTCTAGGGTGGTTTACGCTGGGTCTTCTTCTGCTTATGCAGGCCCAATGCTTAATCCATACGCATTTGCAAAATATACTGGAGAGCAGGTTTGCGAAATGTATCATAAAGTTTATGATATGAGCGTTGTTGTAGCTAGATTCTTTAACGTGTATGGCGCTCGCCAGCCAACTTCTGGAGCTTATGCTACTGTAGTTGGAGTTTTCGAAGGCCAGAAAGCAATAAACACTCCTCTTACAGTTACTGGAACCGGCGAGCAGAGAAGAGATTTCACGCATATTTCTGATATCGTGTCTGGCTTTGAGTCTCTTGGAGAAGGAAAGCATTCTGCAGAAATATACCAGCTGGGAACAGGAAAAAATTGTTCAATCAATGACTTAGCCGATATGTTTAGTGGAAACGTTGATTATATACCTGCTCGTCCAGGAGAAGCTTGGACAACCTTGGCAGATCCTTCTGAAATGAATAAAGCGACTGGTTGGAAAGCTAAGGTCGATATAAGAGATTATGTTAAAGACTGGTTGAACAACAACACGTAAGGGGTTATATTATTTGTAGGAGTGTAAAACTTTTATGGTAGAATTTCCAACAAATAAAAAGCATGTTTCTTATTCTGAAGTAAGAAACTGGAAAGAGTGCCCTTACCGTCACAAGCTTTCTTATATTGACAAGATTGATACTTTTAATGATTCTCCTTATTTAGACTACGGAACTTTGCTTCACGCTCAACTTGAGAATTATTTAGAAAATAAAGAGATGGACCTAGATTTTCTAGAAAAGTCTTTAAGAAAAATTTGGGTTGAAAAAGGTTTTGATTCTGAAGAGTATATTCAGGGTCAAGCTGACTGGAGAAAGAAAAATGGGTGGAAGCCAAAACCTCATGTCTATATTGACGAATGGGTTGATTGGTCAAGAAACTCTTTAAAAGAAATTCCAGATTTTTTAGATAAAAATTTTCCAAACTGGAAAACTATTTCTGCAGAAGAAGAACTATACGAGCATCTTCCTAACTATGAACTTAATTTTAAGGGTTTCATAGATGCTGTTATTGAGTGTGACGATCCAAAAGGAAAAAGAGTTACTTGGATTTTAGATTGGAAGACCGCTAATGCTGGTGGGTGGTATGGTTCTAAAAAGAGAGATTTTCTGACCCAAGCTCAAATAGCAGCTTATAAACTATTTTGGAGAAAGAAAAACAACTTCACAGCTAGAGAAGTAAAATGCGGATTTGTGCTCTTAAAAAGAGGCGCTAAAGCTGGAAAAACTTGCGAGCTTTTAACCATTTCTTCAGGACCCAAAATGGAAGAAAGAGTGGAAAAACTTGTTGGTAATATGATAACTTCTGTTAGAAAAGGGTTATTTTTAAAAAATAGAGAGTCTTGTTTATTTTGTGATTTTAAAGATACAGTACACTGTCCTTAAAATCGACAATGGTATTTTTTTAATGTGGCAGGATTTTAAGCCTGCCCATTTTTGTTTATGATTAAATTGTATTTCATCGAATATTGCGGAGTATAAATGAAGAAAAAGATTTTAGTGCTTTCTGATCATGCACTTAGCACATCAGGAGTCGGCGTTCAGACCAGGCATTTGATAAATGGCTTACAAAAGTTTTATCCAGGTCAATGGTCTTTTCGCCAATTTGGTGCAGCAATTAAGCATGAAAACTATGATGTTAGAGTTGTAAATCCTGACTTTATAATCAAGCCAACTGATGGCTTTGGAACCCCAGAGTTAATTCGCCAAACTCTTGCAGTTGAAAAACCAGATCTTATTTTGATTTTTACTGACCCGCGATTTTTCGAATGGCTATTTGCTATGGAAGACGAGATCCACCAAGTGTGTCCTATAGCTTGGTGGCATGTTTGGGACAATTATCCATTCCCAGATTTTAATAACACTTACTACCAAGCTACAGATTTGATAAATTGCCATTCTTATTTAACTTATGAGATGGTAAGCGAGCATCATCCAGAAAAAACAAATTTTGTTCCGCATGCTCTTCCAGGAGATGTATTTCACCCTCTGGAAAAGAAAGCTATAGAAGAAGCTAGAAACCATATTTTGGGACCCGCAAAAAATGATTTTGTATTATTTTGGATGAATAGAAATGCAAGAAGAAAACGGCCAAATGATTTACTTTGGGCTTGGAAAATATTCATGGATAGAATAGCTAAAGAAGGCAAGTCAGATGCAAAATTGATAATGCACACTGATCCCCGCGATCCTGAAGGCCCTAATCTTGCAGCAACTTCAGATCATTTTGATTTAGCAGATTCAGTTATATTTTCTACTGATAGAATTGATTTTGGAAAATTAAACGTTCTTCACAATATAGCAGATTGCTGTATAAACATCAGCTATGCTGAAGGGTTTGGTTTAGCAACTCTAGAAGCTATGCAGTGTGGAAAGCCGATTATTGCTTTAAAAACAGGCGGTTTAACTAGGCAAGTTGTAGATCATAGAGATGGCTCCGAAAACGGCGTAGCTCTCGACGTAGACTTCAAAACCTTGGTAGGATCTCAGCAAGTTCCGTTTATTTATGAAGATTATTCTAGTGCTGAAGCTACTGCTGAAGCCATTTACAAAATATATTCTATGCCAAAAGAAGAAAGAGAAAATCTTGGTAATAAGGCCAGAGAATATGTGAAGTCTGAATTTTCTTACAAGAAAACAATCGAAAGCTGGAATGATACGATGCTAGAAACAATAGAGAACTGGAAGACCAAGTATGACAGATGGGTCTTTGAGGAGAAGTAATGAAAAAAGTTTTAATAAGAGGCCCTCTTTTATCGATGTCTGGCTATGGAACTCACTCTCGACAAATTTATCGATGGCTTGAATCTAAAAATGTAGAGGTAGTTTCACAAATCACCCCTTGGGGAATGACACCTTGGTACGTTAATCCAGATTACCTTGATGGGTTAGTTGGAAGAATAATGGAGTCTTCTGCTGGAGAAAACCCTTCCCTTTGCGATTTATCATTCCAAATTCAATTACCTAATGAGTGGGATACAAGGCTAGCTAAATATAACGTTGGTATTACAGCGGCGGTAGAAACTCATAAATGCAACCCTTCGTGGATTCAAAATTGTAATCAAATGAATCACGTGGTAGTACCATCTAATCACACTAAAAACACTTTAAATAATTCAGGAAAATTAACTTCTCCTTTAACTGTTATTCCTGAGTCTTTTTATGACTGCTTATTAAATGATGAAATCAATTCAGAATTAAAATTAAATTTTTCTACTGATTTTAACTTTCTTATTTTTGGTCAAATTACAGGTCAAAACCCTTTTACTGATAGAAAAAATACTTTTTTTGCTATAAAGTGGCTTTGTGAAGAATTTAAAAATAATCCTGACGTAGGGATAGTTATAAAAACCAATTGCGGTACTAATACTACACGAGATCGGCTTATGACATCTTCCATGATAGATAAGCTAATAAGCGAAGTACGACCCGGCCCCTATCCAAAAATATACATGCTTCATGGCGCTTTAACTCCAGAAGAAATTAAAAGCGTCTATAAAAACCCAAAGATTAAAGCTCTAGCTTCTCCAACTAGAGGCGAAGGGTACGGCCTTCCACTATTAGAGGCTGCAGCTTCTGGGCTGCCAGTTATGGCGACAAACTGGTCTGGTCATTTAGACTTTTTAAATAAGGGAAAGTTCATTTCTTTTGATTATCACTTGAGGACTGTTCCGCCAGAAAGAGTTGATGGAAAAATATTCATGCCAGGCACAGAGTGGGCGGAAGTACAGGAAGAAGATTTTAAGTCTAAGGTTAGGAAGTTTTACCAGCATCCACACAAGCCCAAAGATTGGGCAGAAAAGTTATCTATAAAAATAAAACAGGGATTTTCTCAAGAAGCAATTTGTGAAAAATACGACCAAGTATTTGACGGATTATTATGACTTTTTTAGAGATTTTTCTTATTGCTTTAAGTTCGTTATTTTTTGTACTTTTGTGTATATCAATTCGATATAACATTAAGCATGGAATAATAATAATCCAGATTACTGAAGCAATAGAAGATGTCTTAGATGTTTTAGACGAGAAATACACATCGATGTCTCAAGTTTTAGAAATCCCTTTGTTTTATGATAGCCCGCAAATAAGGGCAGTTGTAGAAGACATTAGAATATGTCGAGATTCATTACTAGAGTCTGCTAATATATTAACAAACGCCCAACAGGAACAAGATGAAGAAGAAAAGAATAATTCGCAGATCCAAGTCTAAAAATAGAATTCTTTATTTTGATGAAAATACTCAAAAAGCTATTGTTGCTTACCAAGAATCTTCTGAAGAAAAAGAAAAACACGAAATTTATAGAACTAAAATTATGCCTGCTTTTGAAAAGCTAGCAGAAAATCTTATACTCATTTATGGCTTTGGGAAAAACGAAAAGTTTGAAGTTTTAAAGAATGATTGTGTTTCTTTTTGTTACGAAACAATTTATAAGTTTGATGAGTCTAAAGGAACTAAAGCATTCTCTTATTTTAATGTTGTAGCAAAAAACTGGCTTATTTTAAACTCTAGAAGAAGAGGTCGGCAAGTCAACGGCCACCTAAGCATATCAGATCATGAGTACATGAATTCTGAAGATAAAAACACGATAGCACAATTTCAAGTAGCTCCTTCTCCTGACGACGTGATGATTCAAAAAGAACTTCGCGGTGAAATTATGGAAGTCTTGTTAAAGATAAAAACAAAAATAGACAGAAAAAACGATATTGCCTGCATAGATGCTATAATTAGAGTTTTTGAAATGATAGACCAGTTAGATTTCTTAAATAAACGAGCAATTTTTGTTTATGTTAGAGAAATAAGCGGATTAAATTCTAAGCAGCTTTCTTCATCGATGTCTGTAATTAGAAAACATTATAGAGAAATCAAAAAAGATGAGTGGAATCTTTTTTAGGAAAAGTTATGCGAGATGTATTAGAGAGATTAGAAAAATCTAAAAAGAAAGTTAAAGATTTTGCCGATCTTCTAGACTCAATCGAGTCAATGGGAGATAAAAAGAAAGCTCTCTGGAAAGAGATTTATGAAAATGCTATAAATGACAGAGAAAATGCCTTTATATTATTTAATGAAGCATATTCTTCTATGAGCAACACAACTGCAGAACATATTTCAGCCGGCCCTATTTTAAACAAATATTTAGAGAGAATGAATAAATCTAATGAACAACTTTTAAAATTAGCAGATTTAATAGCTAAAGCCGAAGAACAGTCTACAAAAATAGACGCGGACGACTTATTTTCTAAAATCAAGGAGTAAAAGTAAATGGGTGACGCCAGAGCAAAAATGAGCACGCCGGGAACTGATTCCCAGGGCGCAGTAATGGGATCTCAGCCAGGTGGCGCTACTATACTTTACAAAGCTATTGTAGTTGAGAGTTTTTATGATTTAGCTGTTTTTAACGAAGAGTACTTAAATGAGACCTTTGGAGCTGAAGGTGCTGGAGAAGACGGTGACGAAAATGCTCACCAGAGAGTCAGCAATAGGCAATTTTTAGCGCAAGCTCCAAGAAATGCATGCATCGTCAGGCCTATTTCTAATGGATATGATAAGTCGAACAAACCTTTAATAGCTTATCCATTTTTTCCTCCGCACATATGTTTTCCAGTAAAACCCGGAGAGCAAGTTTGGCTTATAACTGAAAAACCAAACGGGCTAGCTGAACTTCCTTTGTGGATGTGCCGAGTACCAGAAACACTTCAAGTAGACGATTTAAATTTTACTCATGGGGACAGAAAGTTAAGCACAGTAACAAACTTAACAACTAGTGAAAGAGCGGAAGGTTCTGATAGCGAAGTAGATAAAATTCCTGGATTCCCTAACGGTACAGGTCGTTCTGCTGCAGAGTGTAGTTTAAAACCAGAGCTTGGAAACAACAAAGAAACCCCGTTTGAAGATCAGGATAATTCATACGATGTTTTAGTTTCTAATTCTATTTCTTATACAAATTTTACCCCTGAAGAAGTTCCACGACTTACTAAGAGGCCAGGCGATTTAGTCCTACAAGGATCTAATAATACAGCCATCATTCTTGGGGAGGATAGGGGCTGGAATCCTGAAGAAGATCCTACAAGCGCTGAAGAAAGTAATGCCACTGTAGGCTATTCTGATCTTCCAGCTTTTAAAGGAACCATCGATATAGTTGTCGGTAGAGGAAGATTTTTTGGTGACGAGCTTATATCAGAAACAACTAATGATGCCGCTGGAGATGATCCAGAAAACACTCAGGCTAGATTAGTAGCAAATGAGAGAAAAGACGGAGCTAGCTATATTGAAGTAGACAAAAATCCTGCGGTTAATGAACTAGATCCAGTTCCACCTGAAGGAGATCCGGATTTTGTAAGAGACTGCTCTAGGGTTTATGTTTCTATGAAAACTAATGGAGATCAAAATTTTGGTATTAGTAATACCAGCGTTTCTGATTCTATGGCCACTGGCTTTGATTCAGCCATAGAAGACGCAGATGAATCGCCTTATGTAGTTTTGAAATCTGATGAAGTAAGAATTATTGGAAGAAAAGACGAAGATAATGATATTAATGGAAGTGTAAGAATAGTCAAACAAGGAACCAAAGATGACGACCTTGCAGCAATTGTTCTTCTTCCAGATGGAACTATTCAAATTAGTGGAAATAAGATTTATTTAGGTCGCTCTACTGATGATGGCGGAGTCGGAGGCGGGCCAGGAGAAGGAGATTCGCAACCTTACGTAAAATATCAAGAGCTAGAAGATTTATGGAGCGCATTCATGGACGAAATGTCTAGTTTTTGTGACACGTTGAATACTCACACCACACCAGGCTATGGCGCCCCTTCCCCGCAAATAATATCTGCAGCCGCTACTTTAAAAGCCAATATTGAAGCAACTCACAAGCCAGACATATCGAATGTTAAGTCAGAAAGAATATTTGGAGAATAGGAGAGAACAATGCCCCTTTCAGCAGCAAAACCAGGACTAGAATCAGCTATTGAAGCTGCTTTTCAATTAGTTAAAACAAGCGGAGAACAAGATGGAGCTGATCCAGATGCTATAATAGCCCAATTAGCAGCAGATTTAACAACCGCTATTCATGATTATACCACTAGTGCGCTAGTTATAACCGATAGTGGACAATCAGTAGCGACATCAGTCACTACAGCAGGGTCTCCAGCAGCGCAGACTGGAACAGGTACAGGTGCTACCAGTGCAACTGGGACTGGATCTTTAACGTGATATTTAAACTTTCCACATAAAATCGCGTGAAGGATAATTATTTACGGTAATGGAAGGTTTGTATGGCTGAACAGAATCAAAATTATAAAGTATACGATTTTCAATCAGTTGGTGAAACACTAACGGCTTATAGACAGAATAGAAGGCTGGGCGAAACTGTCCGAATTCCTTTTGGTATTAAAACTCCAATGGAGTTAGCCACCGCAGAAGGCGGACTGTTTGTAATGAATTACGAAATTTTAGATCAGATCAAAGATAATTTTAAAAATCTATTATTAACAAATCATGGAGAAAGATTGGGCTTGTATGATTATGGAGCAAACTTACAAGAGCTTACTATGGAGCTAGGGTCTGAATCTTTTGATACTGAAGCAATTAAAAGAATAAAAGTTGCTTGTGCTAGATATATGCCATATTTAAATCTTAGTACTTTTGAACCAGTAGTTGCAAACGATGAAACAAAACCAGGAGGAATTGGCATGGTTGGCCTTCGAATATCATACTCAATCCCTTTAGCAGCTTCTGGACCTCAGCAAATAGAAGTAATACTATACACAGCAGGATAAAATAAATGGCATCAAATCCAGATAAGACAAGTAATAAAAGCTATTTAGCAAAAGACTTTCAATCTTTTAGAAGTGATCTAGTAGTTTATGCTAGAAACTATTTTTCTGACCAGATTCAAGATTTCTCTGAGACTGGATTAGGCGGCATGTTTGTAGAACTAGCAGCATATGTTGGTGATACTATGTCTTATTATCTTGATCACCAATTTAATGAATTAAATCCATCAACTGCAATAGAAGTTAGGAATGTTCAGAACCACGCAAAAAACGCCGGCGTTAAAGTTGTCGGTGCTGCTCCTGCGGTCGCAAAAGTAACCTTTTATATAGAGGTCCCTGCTACATTGCTTTCTGACGGAACTTATTTTCCTTTAGAGTCTGCGTTTCCAATAATCAAATCTGACACAGTTTTACTTTCTTCAACTGGTGTAAGTTTTAGTTTGATGGAAGACTTAGACTTTGCAGAAAGAAATGTGGACGGAGTTTTACTCTCTTCTTTTTCTATATCAATAACTGATGCTTCAGGAAATCCCACACATTATATTATGACTAGGGAAAAAGAGTGTATTTCTGGAACTGTTAGAAAAGATACTTACCAAATTCCAAATGTTTTAGAGCCGTTTAGGAGAATTACTCTTACCAGGCCAGACGTAACTCAAATAATAAATGTTCGAGACTCTTCTGGGAATGAATATCATGAGGTTGAGTCTTTATCACAAGATACTGTTTTTTCAAGAGTGCAAAATCTTGGATCAGATAGAGAAGATGTATCAGATAATTTAAAAATTATTCCTGCTCCATACCGATATATTACTAGCACTGATTTTACTACTAGAAATTCAACAATTCAGTTTGGTTCTGGAGACGCTACTACGACTGACGATGATATAATCGCAGATCCAAGCGATCTAGCTTTACCACTGTACGGAAAGAAAACGTTTTCAACATTTTCCATTGACCCTAATTCTCTTCTAAGGACTCGCACTTTAGGAATATCCCCAGTCAACACAACAATATCAGTAGAGTATAGATACGGTGGTGGAATTAACCACAACGTTGCTGCGTCTTCAATTAGAAATGTGTCGACGCTTCAATTAATGTTTCCCCATGCTCCATCTTCAGAAATTCAGAATGACGTAATTAGATCTTTTGACGTTAAAAACTCCAATCCAGCTTCCGGTGGTGCTGCAGCACTAAGTTTAGAAGAGTTAAGAAGTCTTATAAGTCCAGCTAGAAACCAGCAAAACAGGATTGTTACGCAACAAGATTTACTTGCAAGACTTTATACTCTTCCTTCTGTTTTTGGAAGAGTTTACAGGGCTGGGCTGAGGAAAAACGAAGAAAATCCACTTTCTACAGAGCTTTACTTAATTTGTAAAGATAAGAACAACAATTTAATAATTGCTCCAGATGCTTTAAAGAAAAACTTAAGAATATATCTTAACGAGTTTAGGTTAATTTCTGATGCTGTTGATGTTTTAGATGCGACAGTTATAAACTACAAAATAAATTTTGGAATTATTTGTACTCCAAATTCTAA